TACTTGACCATCCATTTAATACAGATATCTTTATCTTGGTATCCATCTTGGGCCAAGACCCTTTGTCTTTCTTTAACTACGCATTCAGCAAAAATTAGCTGATACATTGATATACTAAATGTGAATATAGTAAATATACCAGCTAATAATATTAGAGCACAGAAAATGCACTTCATCTATTTATTTGATTCTGTACTCCGTGAGCTACCAAAAGCTTGAATGCTTCATCATGTGTAAAGCCGACTGCCACAAGCTCCTGTCTCATCTTATTCATAAGATGGGCCATACTCTCAGGGAAATCAGATTCACAAAGAGCATCAACTGCCTTCACTACTTCCTGTATTCCTTCTTTCAATTCAGGATCTATTCTCTTAGCCATCAATTTTTCCTTCCAATAGTATATTTGCTTTCGAGCTTCCACTTTGCCTTATCTGCATACGATAGAACCTTTATCTGGTTCATCGACGCCATTGGGGCTTTCACCTTATCTTCGTCTTTAATCTTTAGAAGATTCCAGTCACGAAGTAGAGTAATAATCTTATTACGTCTTGCCTTATCTTCATCTGAGAAGTCAGTTTCTTTTCCATCTAGTGCAAACATTTGCTTAAAATGAACTATATAATACTTTCTTTGCTTATGTAATATATGACACGATTGATATAACGTATTCTCCTTTCTTGAGGCAATACCAATACGTGTAAGAGTTTCACGTATTTTAAGAAATGCTTCTTCATTTTCTATTTCAATTTCTACAAAGGTGTCCAAAATATCCTTAACCATGGACTACCTCTTTTCTTGGATTCATCTTCCATTTTTCAAGGGCAATCTCAATTTGTTGTCTTCTCTTTGGACTCATTAATGTCCAAAGAGTCATCATCAAACCGGCACTATGAGCACCATATGACTGCCACAAGTGATAATCGTTATGATTACCTCCATTTGAATGTTTATACTTGTAAATTGCACCGCCTAATAACTTCTGAAGACGTTTTAGCGGCTCTCTTTGAACTTGTCTGGCTTGTATACTCAAACCATAATAATCTTTATACTTTTTTCTCTTAACTGTAGCAGCTTGAAAACAACCTTCGCCTTCTAAAAATCCTGCTGCCCAATATAATTCATGCAAATCCATGATTATCGCCCTTACCAATATTTAAGGGCGTGAAATACACCCTTACTAGGATGTATTTATTTTTTTCATGTTCTCTGCATGTTCAATAATGGTGCTAATCGTCTTAGCATCCAGAAGCGGCATTATCTCAGTAGCTTTAGCTAGACTGTAGTCAAAGTATTCGGCCACCATCAGTTTTTGTTCCAAATCTCTCTTGGTCCAAGGGCTATATCTCTTCCTTTTCTTAATAACATGAAAGTAATAATCATGTTGATTAATAAGAGGAATATTTGGATACTTGTTCATCTCATTAGCATCAAAGACAGTATCCAAATAACGAGAAAATGCAAGATTAGTTAAGAACGCATTATACTCGTCTACATTATCTTCATTAATGAGCCGTTCTTTCTTCTGTGAAAGATCTTTTATCACTTCCCAAGGGCTTATCAAAATAATCCTCTTTCTTGCTTAAACTTTTTAACGTCATTTCCCCAGACAGTCCATCCTGGTCTTTCCATTCGTCCAAAGAGTTCTACGCGGGAAACATCCCCACATAACTGTTCTATTCTGTCTACAAACTCATCTGGCTTCCTGGAATGCTCCCTCAAAGGAGAATGAAGAACCTGACGAACGCCTTTAGAATGCTTCTGATAGCCCTTTCCACGTGTCGCCAGCCAACATTGCTCCATCCCAGAACGAGTATGATAACCAAGCCCTATACGCGGCTCTACTCGCCCATCAAAAGGAGTCCAAAGCTTAGGCATCTTAATCCAGCAAAAAGCGACAGTCTGAAACTTAAAATCCCATGCCTTAATAACTTCCATAGCTTCTGGCAATTGAGCCTGAACAACCCAAAGAAAAAGAACAGAATCTTCTTCGGCTATTGATGACACCGGAAGGTTACATATATCTTCCAGTGTCATTGTGTTATAATGATGTTCGGCGCTTTTACCAGTTCCTGAGATATGACACCATGGTTTAAACTTCCATGGAGGATCTGCGTAAATAACCTTAAACTTGACTGTAGGAAAATCAGTCAACACTAATAAAGTCCTTTGGATATGCAGTATATGCCTTTACACCGTCCTTAGTAACACGATTACTTGACATATCAAGAATCAAATCCGACCTATCGAATGTTATCAATTTACTATTGGTGAGTACAACAAGACCTTCTGCATCTTCATAAAACTGACGGCAAAACAGACCAGTTGGACAATATGCAAAGGCAATCTTCTTTCCCCTCTGTTTGCCTTTACCAAAAAACATATTACGACTTCTGTCTACCCGATCAACGTCATTGACCATGCAAAAAATAGAAAATACCTGTCTTGATTTGTTGTTATTGCCTGTCTCAGTTGTCATACTCAGGGAGGGTTTTATGTAACTCATCTTTTCCGCTTTCATAAGCTATTAGAAACTCAGTCTTAGTTAACCAAAACGCACCACCATTGACAGAACTCTTTCCATATTTTTTCCAATCAATGGTAGATAGATACTTCTTTATTTCACATATACTTGCTCCTGTTGCTTTTATATAATAACCTCTATTGTTAGGCGTCACCGCATCAGGTTCTATATACTTCGTCGGTGCTGCACCAAAAACAAATAGGTCACTATCATCATGCTTGGTAACTATGGCAAAATCATGTGTCTCTATTTTTCCTAAATTTTTAACTCTTAAGTCAAATCCTCTCCAGTTTTTAACCCATATCTGAAATACACAAGGAACATGATAGTTAGTTTTATGTAAAATAAATGAATAATTAGGAAGTTCCCATTTATCAGCTAAATGCCAGTTACTTGGAAATACTTTTTGGTAAGTCTCCTTTTCAAAGACGGCAGGAAGAATGAAAGCAATGATATTCGCGGACAAAGAATGTCTAATGAAAAGCTTACTTAACTTATTCCTCTCACCAAACGGAGGATTACCAAAAACACACACTCTACCCCACGGTAGCGCATATTGAAGATAATCCTCCTTAATAATGCTACTATCTTCTGGCTCTATATCTAAGGCTATACATTTTATTTGCTTAGAAAACGAACCGTTCCCGGCAGATGGCTCAATCAGTATAGTGTCCTCTGTCAGGAACGGCTTCAGTCTTTCAATACAAATCTCAGCAATTTCAGGTTTAGTATAAAATTTGTCGTGTATATCTTTTTTTATAATCTTTCTTTTCGGCATTTCAAGATAGAATACCTTCCAACATCATCTCAGCAACCATAGCTGTTATATTAATTTCTTTGTTAACTACCGTTGTGTCCTGATAATGATACTTACCCAATATTTGTGTGAAAGCAGGAGCTATCGTAGGCTCCATAGTTTTACTATATTTGTACATAGCATCATAGAACACAGAAGAGTCTGTGGGATCTACATTCGTAGTTATCCAATTCCTTGCGCCTGTAAAGTCTTTGGACGCCATAAAAGCAATCAAAGGCTCAACGTCAGCGCCCTCAAGATAAGAGAGAATGCCGGTATCTATTGAACCACGAGCGCCATAACGCTGAAGTTCATTGATAATGCGACGGAAATCAGGAAAGTATTTGTTTATGACCGCCGCCAATACTGGCCGTAAAAACTGAACACCTTCATTTTTAAGAATAGTACTCGTGCGCTTCATAAACTCAGAAGCAAGAACCGGGATATCCTTCTTATGGAACTTAAACTCTATGACAGAGCATCTGGAATGAAGCGCATCAATAATCTTATATGGATAGTTAGCTGTGAGAATAAACCCACAGTTAATGCTAAACTCTTCCATAAAATTACGAAGCGCCGGTTGTGTTGACTTATCATTCAGATGGTCGGCTTCGTCAAGAATTACATACTTACGCCCACCGAAAAGTGACATAGTAGACGCAAAGTTAAGTATCTCGTAACGTAGCGTATCGATATTGCCTTTCATCGAGCCGTTAATAACAAGGCAATCAGCTTTTAACTCATTGCACATTGCTTTCGCGACTGAGGTTTTTCCCATACCAGGGCCACCAGTTAACAGAAGATTAGGTATCATCTTCTGGTCAACAAAAACCTGGAATATATCCTTAAGTTCGACCGGCAAGATACAATCTTGCACAGTCTGTGGACGGTATTTCTCCATCCACAGAAACTGTTCCTTTGTCATTACTTCTCCAATAAATTCACAGGTAAAGAAACTGTTCTTTACCTTAGAACTCCGAACTATCATCAAGAGCTACAACATACTTAACACGACTTGAAGTGAACACAATGCTTGGCGCATCGCCAGCAACAACATCAACTTCATAATCTTCCGGCAACAATAAAACATTAGAATGTTTCATTACTGCCTTGAAGGTATGTTCAGTGTGACCCAACTGAACAGTATGGAAGTTAGATCCAGGCTTACTACTACTTGTTGCGACAGCCAACAAACGCTCGCCATCGCCCTGAATAGTATAATCCTCAACGGCAAGAAAACGAGCAGCTTTGGATAAATCTTTCAAAACAACTGCGCTGATAGAAGCCCTAATATTCGATGATGTTGGGAACTTATACGTCGCCGGTATCTGACACGGCTCACAGAGCTTAGGATCTCCGTAACTGAGCTTTGTTGTTCTCATGCCACTTGAAACAGTCAGATGTGTATCTTCGAAAGTCACATCTGCATCTGAATACATGCTAAGAACATTGATAAGCTGAGCAACACGATAAAGTCCGAAGCTCTTTGGAAATGTTGTCTCTACTGCCGCATGAGCGATAATCGACTTCGACGGAGATACAGTTTCCAGGATATTGCCTTCATTAATCCAAACTGCCGGATTAATGGAAGCGAAATTCTCTAGAACAGAGATTGTGTAAGGATCTATTTTCATAATGTCTCGCTATTTCGCTGTTAGTGGTGGTAGATAACCACCACTTTTAGTCAAATTTTAGGCAGCAGACGCGCCTAAAACCTCAGTAGGCTTAAGCTCAGCCTTCGACTGTGAAGGCTGGATTTCTTCCTTCTTCTTCTTAAGCTGCGCTGGGTCAACCGTCGCAGCCACGTTAATAGATGCAAGGTCGGCCAGAGAGCCACCGAAGACGTAGGAACCCACGTGTTGAGTTTTCATCCATGGACATAGCCATGTCTTGATACCGGCTTCCTGAGCCTTCTGACAGAACCAATAATCCTCAGAAAGATAACGCTTTGACTTAGGGTCTATCTCTGCCTGGAAATACATCATAATCTCGCGATGACCGTCAAAGTGCTCTGTGCGAGCATGGTCAGGACGATACATGTATTGAGGATATGCATCAGTGAATTTTTGCATAGCCTTCTTGGAAATCATCATCATGCCGGTGCCGATTTCCAAAACTTCAACAGGCTCACCTATCGGTATATGCTGTTGACCGAGTTTGGGGTTAAACACGAAGTCTCCAACGTACTTTTCAAGTACCGATGAATCTTCATCAGCTACGCCCTTATCAACAGCAGCCTTAATCTTCTCCCAAGAAATACACTTCTTAGGATACGGAGCACCAATAATTTCATAATCATCAAACTGGACCTGAAGCGCCATAAGAGCAATAATATCTTGTGGGGCAAAACCAATATCTGAGTCAATGAACATTAAGTGTTCAGCGGGAGAGCGCATAAACTCATCGCAACAATAGTTACGCGCCCTCGGGATTAAGCTCTCGTTGAACAGGAAGTAATACTGCATCGGAATTCCGTACTGAGCGCATATCGCCGCCAAGTCGGAAGCTGACTTACAGAACATTCCACTACATGCGCCACCATACATTGGGGTGGCGACCATCAATTTCCTTTCTCTGAGTGAGTCAATAGGAATCTGTATTTCCAAATTATATCCTTTCTAATATTACTCCATACCTAATGCATGAACATACACGTCAAGAATAGACATTTCTTCGTCCCATTCCTGCTTGCCTTTTTTGCGAAGACGCAAAACCTGTCTCATGGCTTTAGTATCAAAGCCTTCAGACTTCGCTTCCTCGAAAAAGCTCTTAATTGTTTCTTGAATTTCTGTCTTTGCGTCTTCCTGACGCTCAATCTCTTCTATATAAGTCTTGAGCTTTGCCTTAGCATCTTGATTGAAAAAGCTGGCTGCGTTGAGTGTCGCATGAATTTCATCTTCAAGAGTAGTCACAATTCACCTATTTCTTGCTATAGTGGTCATTATAAAGGCACATCAAGACGTAATGCAGTGCCTTGAACAAGTCCTTCTTAGATTCCGTGTAAGAGTCTTTTCTGCCATACCTCCATAGATACTTCATTGCAGTGTTACGAAATGTTGGCGTAGCATCACCTAATGCTATCCAAGCATCAAACATTTCAATTTTGCTAGAAGATTTGTAGTGCTCTTTATAAGTCCTATCAA